GACAAGTGCAAGGTCAACGCTTTAGCTTTACTCTTTCATATTCTCCCATGACTAGGGCAGACTTTGCACCTGTGATGGCTTTTATAATGAAGCAGAGAAACAGAAAAGATAATTTTACAGTGACCTTCCCAAGCTATTTAAACGCACAGGGCAACGAAACAGGCACGTTGCTGGTAAATGGTGTTCATGCAGTTGCGGATACCACAATAGCTATAGATGGGTTTGGGGCTGATGGTGCGGGTAGACTCAAAGCAGGTGATTTTATAAAATTTGCCCATGATAAGGTATACATGGTTGTGGACGATGCAACGTCATCCAGTAATGCGTCAACAGTCACAATAGAACCGCCTTTAAGAGAAGCCCTAGCAAATGATAGTGCGGTAACTTATGATTCAGTACCTTTTACAGTTCATTTAACAACTGACGTTCAAGAGTTTTCGACAGGGCAAAACGACAAGGATGGTAATTTGTTATTTAATTATGAGTTCGATGTTATAGAGAGTTTGTAAATGGCTAGAGGTTTAACAAGTGCAGTAAAAACAGAACTAGCCACAGGGAATATAGAGCCTGTACTTTTGGTAGATATTGACTTTGAGGATGAAGAAACAGATGATTCAGAAAGAGTATATCTGACAAACGCAAGCTTTGATATAACCTCAAGCGTTTCTGGAACGTCACGCACATACTTAGCAAACGGACATTTAAGAGGAATAACAGGGGTAAGCGAAACAAACACACCTTCAAAAAATAGTCTTATTGTCAATCTTTCGGGTGTAGACCAAACCTATATTTCAGTAGCACTAAATCTAAACATTTTTAACAGAGATGTGTATATTTACAGGGGGTTTTTAGATACAAACCTTGCTTTGATAGCTGACCCATTTCTTTTATTTTATGGAACAATAGACGAATATAAAATTACCGATACGACAAAATCAGCAAGTATAAACCTAACGGTTACGTCACATTGGGGTAATTTTTCAAAACAAAGTGGGCGAACAACGTCAGATAATTCACAAAGAAGATTTTTTTCTTCAGACAGGGGAATGGAGTTTTCTGCTTTAACTGTAAGCGAGATTAAATGGGGTAGGGTATGAGTAGCGTTCATTTATACCAAGCAGAAAAAAAAGATTTTCAAAAGGTCTTTGATTTGTTGATAGATTTCAAGGAAGTTGACCTAGTGGACGTAGGCTTACCCGAAGTAGATAAGCCTAAACTAACAAACTTTATAAACGCCATGTTGCAAAAAGGAAAGATTATTCTGGCAAAAGAGTTAGACCAACAGGAACTTATTGGCTGTTGCATATTTCACAAATCAGAATATTGGTTTAGCAAACAGGAACTAATAAACATAAATATTCTATATATTAAGAAACAATATAGAAATTTTAAGCTAGTAAAAACGCTGATAGATAGTGTGAAAAATGTGGCTGATGATTTACCGATAGTCATGGGGGTCACAACCAAAATAGAAATAGATGCTGTATTCGAAAAACTAGGGTTTGAAAATATGGGCGGTAACTGGAGATTAGCGTAAATGTGTGGTTTTATAGGCGATATTCTTGACGATATTGGCGATTTAGTAAGGGGTGTAGTCGATATAGTCGTAGACGTTGTAGAGGGCGTTATTGGGTGGTTAGTACCACAGCCAGAGGTACCAGAATTTGGTGATGACTTTGCAGAACAGCAAGCACAGGGGATATTAGTCAATAAATTTAAGGCAAATGCTTCTATTCCTGTGGTCTATGGTACAAGGAAAGTGGGTGGCAATGTTGTATTCTTAGAAACATCGGGAACAGATAATCAATATTTATATATGGCTCTTGTTTTGAGTGAAGGGGAAATTGATAGCGTAGAAACCTTATTTGTAAACGAAAACCAAGTAACTTTAGATGGGGCATTGACGGATGGCACACAAAGAACGCCAGTAAGTACGGATGAAAATTTCTTTGATACCGAAAATGACAGAGGTTTAATTACAGTACAGGCAAATCTAGGAACAGACACACAGACAGCATCAGCCGTATTAACGGATGTTACTTCATGGACTTCAGACCACACCTTATCAGGTTTAGCGTATCTTGCTTTAAGATTTGAATGGAACGCAGATAAGTTTGGTTCATTGCCTAAAGTTCAAGCAATTATAAAGGGTCGTAAAGTCTACAACCCTAACCTTGATGGAACATTAACAGGCGGTAGTGGTAGCCATAGAGCAGACACAAGCACTACTTGGGAATATTCCGATAACCCTATATTACAGCTATTAGACTATTTACGAAACGATAGGTATGGAATGGGAATAGCAAACAGTTATTTTGATAGTAACTTTGCTGATTGGCAAACAGCAAGCGATGTATGCGATACAAATATCACACCTTTCAGCGGTGCAAGTCAGATTGACCTAATGGATAGCCATGCCGTGGTCGATACATCAGTAAAAGCTATAGATAATGTCAAAAACTTTGTAAGGGGGTCTAGGTCTTATCTAAACTTTTCTAGTGGTAAATATAACATATTGGTTGAAAGCACAGGGTCAGCTTCTATAACACTCACAGAAGACAATATTATTGGTGGCATCACTGTTCAGAGCAAAAACAAAAACTCACGATACAACAGGGTGATTGTAAACTTTATAAACCCAGATAAAAATTATCAATCAGATACAGCACAATTCCCGCCAGTAGACGAAACAGGGTTAGCTTCCGCAGACCAACACGCAACCATGAAAAACGATGATGGGGGTCTTTTATTGGAAGGAAGGTTTGATTTTTCTATGTTAACAAGTCCATATCAAGCACAGGAAATGGCAGAAATAATTTTAAGAAGGTCACGTTCAAGTTTAGATATATCAGTAAGAGCAGATGCCACAGCCTTAGACCTAGCCATAGGGGATATAGTAAACGTGACCCATGCAACGCCAAGTTTTTCCGCAAAACCTTTTAGAGTACAGGGAATGTCCATAAATACAGACCACACAGTAAGTCTTCAATGTTCGGAGCATCAAGATAGTTTTTACACATTCGGCACACAACAGGAAGTGCCATTAATACCAGACACCACGTTACCTAATCCTTTTGTTGTCCAAACACCAACAGTTTCAGTAACAGATGAATTAAGAGCAAGAAACGAGGAAGCAATTTCGGTGTTATTGGTCAATGTAACAGCAACCGATTTATTTATTACAGATTTTGAAGTACAAGCCAAAAAATCCACAGATTCGGTTTTTATAAATTTAGGTAGGGGAAGTTCGTCACAATTTGAATTGGTAAATGTGGAAGATAATGTGGTATATGATGTTCGTGCAAGGTCGGTCAGTTCCATCAGCCGTTCTGTCTTTGTAAGCACTACTCATCAAGTTGTAGGTAAAACAGCACCGCCCCAAGATGTAACAAATTTTAGTGTTAATATCATAGGTGCAGAAGCACATTTAGCTTGGACGCCTGTCACAGACCTAGATTTATCACATTACCGAATAAGACACGCGAAAGAAACAAGCGGGGCAACATATGCAAACGCAGTGGACATTGCAGATAAGGTTTCAAGACCCGCTAATACTGTGGTTGTTCCCGCAATGACAGGCACATACTTTATTAAAGCATTTGATAAATTAGGTAATGGTTCGGAAAATGCCGTAAGTGCAGTTGCAATAATCGAAAATATCAAGGGATTGAACACAGTTGCAACGTCTACTCAAAATCCAGGCTTCACAGGCTCAACCACTAATATGGTGGTAGTAGATAATAAATTGCGATTAGATACAGCCACCCTATTTGACAGTGTTGCGGGAAATTTTGACGATGCATCGGGTTTGTTTGATGCTGGTGGTGGGGGAAATATTGCAAGTTCTGGAAGTTATGAATTTGATACGCATATAGATTTGGGTGCTGTGTATACTAGCCGTCTTACAGCAAATATGGCGGTAGCACGAACTAGTTTTGTAACTTTGTTTGATGATGCACAGGGAAATTTTGATGATAGAGCGGGTTTATTTGACAGTGACCCAACGGAGTTTGACGACACAAATACAGAGTTATTGGTCGCAACAACAGAGGGTGACCCAAGTGGTTCACCAACATATACAGATTTCAGAAAGTTTTTTGTCGGTGATTATAAGGCAAGGGCTTTTAAATTTAAGGTACAAATGACAAGTGAAAAAAGCATAGCAACACAAGAAGTTTCTTCATTATCGGTTAATGTAGATATGCCCGACAGAGTGGTAGCTGAAGCAGATGTTGTTAGTGGTACAAGTGCAAGTGGTAAAGCAATTACATTTAGTCCAGCATTTAAATCACTACAAGGCGTGGGAATTTCAGCACAGAACTTGGCTACTGGTGATTTCTATGCTATAACAAATAAAAGTGAAACAGGGTTTACAATAGAGTTTTTTAATAGTTCAAGTGCAACAGTTAGTAGAACTTTTGATTATGTGGCACGAGGATTTGGGGAAATAGCAAGTTAAACAGGGGTAACAAATGTCGCAAAATGATTTATCAATAGCAAATCAAGGGTTTGCATCTTTTCGGTCAGATTTAAACTCAGCCTTACAAGCATTAGGGTCTACAAACTCTGGAACGTCAGCACCTTCAACCACATACGCGAACCAGTTATTTTACGACACAACAAACAATATTCTTAAAATAAGAAATGAAGATAATGATGCTTTTATTTCTCTTTTTACCCTTGACCAAACAAACGACAACATTGAAGCCTTAACGATAGACGGCACTTTAACCTATAATGGCGATTTGGTTTCAACAACAGCGGGTACGTCAAACTTTAAAGCGGGAGTAAATGCGGGAAACTCTATTGCAAGTGGTGGCAATTATAACGTCTGCATCGGAGATGAAGCCGGCACAGCCTTGACCACAGCCGATAACAGCGTGGCAATTGGATTTGAAGCACTAAAAAGTGAAGATACGCATTCAAATAATACAGTCGTTGGCTATCAAGCATTAAAAACTATGGATGGGGGTTCTTATACAACAGCCGTGGGGTCTAAAGCGGGAACAGCTATCACAACAGGGACTTTAAACACACTATTCGGGTACGGTTCAGGTGACGCACTGACCGACGCAGACAGAAACGTGGCGGTGGGTTATGGAACATTAACAGATGATACTCTAGGAAGTAGGTCGGTGGCGGTGGGTTATTCAGCACTAGCTAATCAAAATTTTACTTCTGCAACCAATTCGTATAATACTGTAATGGGATACCACGCGGGCTATTCTATTTTGACAGGGGAGCAGAATTGCATAATTGGCGGGCTTGCGGGCGATGCTCAAACCACGGCAAACAGGATGGTAATTGTCGGCTATAACGCTAATGCTAGTTCTAACACAGCGTTTGATGAAATCGTAATTGGAAATAATGTAACAGGAAGCGGAAGCAGTAATTTTACTTTTGGCACAGGGGCTTCAGATAGTGCTGTAGCAAATGGCGGTACATCTATTTCTGCGCCTTCTGACCAAAGATATAAAGAAGAAATTACAACGTCTACTGCGGGGCTTGGATTTATAAATGATTTAAGACCAGTAACTTTCAAATGGAAAATGGAAAAAGATGTCCCTAATGACCATAGGGCGTATGTTGAAGGTTCTGAAAAAAGAGTTATGAATGCTAAAGACGACTTATATCATGGGTTTATTGCTCAAGAAGTTAAGGCAGTAGTCGATAATCATGCTGAAGTAAAGAATCATGATGAATTATGGTCAGAGAATGATGATAGCAGACAGCGTTTAGCACCAAGTTTTCTAATACCCATGCTCACGAAAGCCATACAAGAATTATCAGAAAAAAATGATGCATTGGAAGCCAGAGTAAAAACATTGGAGGGTAGTTAATGGCACGAACAGCAGAAGAAATAGCACAAGCACACAAGGCGTGTTTAGATGGAGCAGATACAATT